TCAACATATTGACAAACGCGCCTCGTCCTACAGTAAGCTGATCGATGTTAAACCGCATGCTGGCAATTTTTTTATCTAAATCAGCAATATGGTTGACTAGCGTTTTCTGCTCGTCATTCATATCTTCAAAGGTGTATTCAACGTCGTCAACAATAATGGGGGTCTTTTCATTTTTTCCCATTTTTCGCTCCTATGTTATGTGGCGGTTAAACTGCCCACGGGGTGCCACTACCCTCCGCAGGATTTTCAACAAGCTGCAACTGAGCAGCTACGTTTGCTTCGATAGAAGATACTTCTTCAGCACCAAGAGCAGCCTTGGTCCACTCAAGGGCTTTCGCTTCAGTGATGTCGGCATACGGAATAAAATCTGTGAGGTCATTCGTGGGAATACCCACGGAGCCGTAGACCCGTGCCTGATTACCGGAGGCATCTTCGTCGATGCACTGCCAGTGCGAATTGTTGACCACGTCAGATTCGCCGTCGAGAGATACAGCGTAATCAAGCTGCACGATTGACCATGTGATTGCCATTTCTTTTTCCTTTATCCTATAGGGTTCCAGCCCGAATTGTCCGGGTCGATTTCGTCGTGCCACGCATCACTCAGCTTTGGGTCTTCTTTGAGGTGTTCCTGCCATTGCCGCTCGCTGATTTGTCCGCTTCGATAACAGGCGATGAGAAGTTCTTGCTCTGTCATCACAGCGCCGCAATCATAAATGCGAGGAGTTCATCGTACCGGATGCCGTAACGCTCACCAGCTTCGATGCCCGGATTAATTACGTTGCCGTTTTTATCGACTTCTTCCGGCTCTGCTTCCCATGTATCGTGGCACAGCAGCGCATAGTGTGTGGCGTCAAGACCTTCTGCCGCAAATGCCGCGATAACTTCCTGTGCAATCACGCCGACATGGATGCGCGCGTCGTCGCCTTTCAACGCTACTGCGTCGTTGTATTTGTATTTTTTGACAAGACCCTTGATCGCCACGGCAACGCGACGTTCTGCGTCATCGAGATCGGCAATCTGCTGTTTCTCCCGCTCGTCAGATGTATTGATCGTGCCGGTGCCAGCATAAACAACTGACCAACGATTTGCAGCGGCTCCAAGCGTCTGTGCGTTGTCAGTTGCCGGGCGGACGACGCCGTTATTAACGACTCTTAACCGCTCTACGTTGTTAGTGCCGATTCGGACGTAGTCACTGTAGTCGTTCCAGATGTCAATGCCGTTCGTGCCGCTTCCATAGCCCATGTGCCCCGTGGTGGCACCACCATCCTGTGACAGCTCAATTCGAGCGTTGTCACTTTCGCTCACATTATCTGTGTCTGCTTCCAGCGTCAGGATTGCGTTTCCAGTTGATGCTAGATGCAGGAGTGTGCTGGGTGACGAAGTACCAATACCGACGTTGCCACCGTTGAAGAAGCTGGTACCGCCTGCTAGAACTTGAGCTTTTGCGACACCGCCGCTATGTAATTTTAACCCGCCTGAATCATTCCCAGCAGCAAATCCGAGTAGCTCCGCAACAGTATTTGTGCCGTTCGTTAGGGTAAAGCCTTTATACTGCGTGGCGGATGAAACTGTCAGAACATTACTAGGAGACGATGTACCAATACCGACGTTACCCGCGCTGGTGATACGCATACGTTCAGAGTTAGTCGCTCCTGCTCCTGAGTTAAAAATAAGGCCACCGGCAACTGCCCCCGAAGTCGAACCACCGAACCTGATTGAGCCGCCGTTGTTAAATGTATTGCCACCCGCAATGCTATAGGACGAGGACGTGGCAGCGCTGAACATATTTCCGCCACCGATAAGGGCGATATTGCCGCTTACAGTTAGTTTCTGGCTTGGTGCCGCCGTACCAATACCGACATTGCCGCTGCTGGTGATACGCATACGTTCTGCACCAGCACCAAAGTTACCGTTGTAAAAGCGGTAAGTTCCATCACCTTCAGACCCAACGTGCCAGTTGTTTGTGGCTGTTGCAGATGCACCATATTCAAGAAGTGCGTAACCTGTTGCCCCACCATTGCGAATACGCAACTGCCCATCAACGTCTAATGTTTTGCTAGGCGAACTTGTACCAATACCGACATTGCCGCTGCTGTCGATACGCATACGTTCAGCGGCATTTGCCCAGAACTGTAGAGCGTTATTGGAATTGTCGTACGCAACCCGCCCACCTGTTAGGTTTTCTGGGTCACCAAAGAAAATGGACGCGGTGCCAGTGTTTGCAGTACCTAGCGTCATAGCGACAGTACCGGCACGTTCGACGAGAAAAGCACTTGCGGTTGGATTAGCACCTAAAGACGCAGAACTTTCTTGAACGTGCAGAGGTGTTCCACTGTCAGGAGAAGCCGTCCCAATACCGACTTTGCCACTGCTGTCGATGGTCATACGAACGGGCAAAGACGCGCCTGATGCAGTTCCTGTGCTAAAAGAGATTTCGCCGGTGGGGTTTAGATCAATACCTGCCGCAGTATTTGTATTGCCATTAATGTCCATATAGGTAAACGAGGAAGAAGTATTCCTGTACCCATTAGCATACAATGAAAGTTTAAACGCTCCGTTAGACCCTATAAATCCGTAAGGATGAAAGAAAGCCGAATTAGAACCACTTCCCCAGTAATCGCTAAAGTCTGTGTAGCTGCCCAAAAGCTGCATGTTGCCACTGACTGTAAGTTTCTCACCGGGACTGCTCGTATTAATACCGACATTGCCGTTGCTGGTGATACGCATACGTTCTGCGTTGTTGGTATCAAACACAAGATCATGCGCTGTGGCTGTCCCGATGGTTGATACCCCACCTGAGAAAAAGAGAGACCTGTCAAAGTTGGACAATTCATAGGAGGTTACGCCTGAACGAACACCCCGTATCGTTTTGCCGCTGTTACCTACGCGAGTAAACTCAACGAAATCGCCGCTGGCCCCGCTAGCCTCGTTAATTGCAGCAAATCTTAGCGGGCCATCAGCACCTCGAATGTGCCACTCTTTTTCATCTGTCGCAGCCGTCGTATCAAGGATAGACAAAATTGGGACGGTGCCGCTTGTTCTAATTGTTCCGTTAACCTCAAGCTGCGTAGCAGGACTACTCGTCACAATCCCAACCCGATTATTCGCCGCATCCACAAACAGCGTGTTGGTATCGACAGTGAGGTTGCCAGAGAAACTCCCAGTCGTCCCGCTGATAGCCGCAGGGGTAGAGCCGCCGATCACGGTGCCGTCGATGGTGCCGCCGTTGATGTCAGCAGTGGTAACAGCCCCAAGGTTGGTGATAGTTTGACCTGCAAAGGTGCTCGTGCCAGCAGCAGTAATACCGCCGTCCTTGACAAGAAGGGAGTCAATTGTCACACCTGACGCGGCGGTCGTTTCGTTGATTGTGTTCGTGGTAATTACGTCGCCAGACGACACGACGATGTTTGTGCCTCCGCTGGTATTACCGTTGGAAAGAATTTCTGCAAGAGTGTCGACCGTACCAACCTGACTATCAACATAAGCCTTAATCGACTGCTGCGTGGCCAAAGCGGTCGGGCTGTTAGACGTCATGTCGTCTTCGTCAAACACAGCGTTAATCGTGCCACCGCCATTGATTGCTACGCTGATGGTAACATCGCCTGTGGCAGAATCTACTGTCAATGGTGTGCTGGCGTTTAGGGTTGATACGCCTGTCACAGCTCCTCGAAAAGTAGAAAGCTGGATTTTTTTAGTTTCTTGAGCACTGATGTCTACAATGGCGATAACGTCGTCGTCTGCCCAAGTAGCAGGCGTAAGCTCATCAAGCTGGGTAATTTTTTTATTCGTTGCCATTGTTTAGCTCTCCAGCCAATCGATGAACAGATACGCGGTTCCGGCATCTGCGATACAAGCGATTTTTTCTCCATCTCCGGCTTCAGGAGAAGAATCAGGACGGACGATAAAATGCTCTGCGTCTCCGTTATGTATAAATGAAGAACTTCCGTCTGTGGTAGCTACAGGATTACTTCCAACTTTTACATAATTTAGCGGAGCACCTGTTGTTCCGTGAGACCTAACCTGAGCAATACTTGCCCCAAACGGACAAGTTCCCGACTGTGCGCTACTAGTCGTGATGTTTACGCGTTCGCTTTTAACAAGCCTATGTCCAAAAGGATGCTGACGAGCCATTACTAACCCTCCAGCCAAGTCACGTTAACTGTGGCTGTTCCGATAGAGGCAATCTTTTCGCCATCGGTTCCGCCTACTGAGCTAGCTGGCTTGACGACAAAGTAAGAAGCATCTGCAGGTTCAATCAGAGTACCTGCTGCAGTGGCCGTGGGGCTAGGGCCAATCACGATGTTAACGTTTGCAGAAGTTGCAATTCGAGCAATAGTGGCTCCAAAGGGAGCAGAGCCGCTTTGCGCGCTGGTTCCTGTTGATGTAATGTTCTCGCTGGAGATGATGCGAGAAGCAATGTTGTTTTGATATGCCATTTTAATTTCCTATGCCTTTACGTTTTCGCCCGAAGCCATTTCAAAGCCTAATTCGATACCCTTGAGCTTCAACTCTTCTTGCTTGATAGCAATGTTGTATTCTGTTTCTACACGGTCTAGTTCAAGTTTAGCTGCTTTCAGTTCAAGCTCTTTGGCCTTAACCTCTGCTTGCATCTGGGAAGCCTGAGCTTCCATGATGAGAGCTTGACTCTGTGCCTGAACAGCCTGTTCTTGCATATTAGGTTCATTGCGCGGAGGCGGCGGAGGAGTTACCAGAGCATCAATGTTGTTGATGCCCATCTCCTTACCAATCTGTCGAACAAGGTTGTAGATGTTGTCAGGAGAGACAATGCCCTCTGTCTGAGTAGCCACTTTCTCGATAAACTGAGAGAACGTTGCCAGATTAGCCATACGGTTGTTCTGGTCTCCGTAACCGATACCAACCTTAATATCTACGTCTAGGTCTTCGCGCCAGCTTGCGGGGTCAATTTCCTGATAGGTGTTATTGATACGAACAATCTTTTTGCGGTCTTCGTAACGCTGGACAAGGTTGTAGATCGACTTGAACATATTACGAACGCCGGTCTCTGCAAACACCCTGGCAATCAGTTCTAGGCGACCTTGGGCATTTGTAAGAGCACCTTGCACAGCACCCTGTGTTACGTGGCTCTTAAGAACGTCTGCTGACAGACCCTGCGTCTGAGGGTTAACACCGGTGCGTCCAGATTTGATACCTTCCCAATACTCAAGCATTTGGAAGGCTGCAGGCTGTAGGGCCGGTGTGGTGATCGGCTGCAGCGCGTTGGGACCACGAGTACGGACAATACCGCCCGGACGGTTGGTCAATAGGTCATCAATGTTGACCTGTCCTTCGACAACCTGGAATCGACCGTTGTTTGCCAGATACATATTGTCCAGCAGGTTACGGGTCAGGGTCGAACGAATAAGCTGAATATCCTCTACAGTCTCTGCCACCGAAAGGCCAAAGAACTTGTGAGGAATCGGGATTGGGCAGACAGAGCTAAACGGGATATAGTCGATAGGCTCACAGTCTAGGATAATGTCTCCCGAGTGTGTAATTTTGTGAAGGACGCTGGTTCCATCTTCTTCCATGTCCAAGCGTGTGTAAGATTCAAAAACTTGAACCTTAACTTCCGAGTCTTCTGCAGCTTGGTTGGGGTAGGTGTTGGTGGAGTCATACGAGTGACGCGCCATGTACTCTTGGCTCGTGGTGATGTCGTCTGCTCCGGCTGAGTAAGCTGGGAGATCGTACACCATCTCTTCGTCGTAACCCATGCGGATAAGGTCGTTACGGGTCTTGTGAGAGCGGTGGCAGATAAACCGAGCGTCTTCAATAGACTTGGCACCTGCGTTAATCAGGAACTCTTCAGGCGGCACGTTTTCAATTGTTACTTTGCCGTTAAAAACTGTACGAGTAAACACAGCGTCGTGGAAAATGTCCTCGACAACTACCTGCTCCCCGGTCATGGGGTCAATTGCAGTGCGTTCTACAATTGTTTCTGTGTGTTCCTGAAGCTCTAGCTCGTCGTCGTTCAACAGAGACTGGTACTCAGACTGGGTCAGGTTCTCGTATTCTTCGGTGGTGGTGTCTTCGATCTCTTCCCAGTAGTGCTTAACGATGCCAACTTTCTGCATCAGCGCGTCCAGGAACATATTGTAGAGCACCATGAAACCGTCGTTCTGCTTATAGAACACATGGTTTACATAGTTGGTAGCCTGTTCAGCCACCGCCACGTCTTCGGGGCTTTCTGGTACAAACTCTACTACATTTTCACCGGCTGTAAAGATACGCATCAAGGACGGCATCATCCACATGAGGGTATCTTGAACATCTGTGACAACTACCTGAGAACGTCCGTCCTCTTCGTTGCCAAAGGGTTCACCATAGAAGTACTCCATGGATTTTTCACGCTGAGAGCTAATCTCAGAGTCGTAATAGGTAGAACTCCCGTTGATCTCTGTGTCAACAAGGGCGATGATCTCATTATCGTCTAGATAAGTTGCCATGCTTAGGACTTCTTTGTTTTCTTTTTGGGAAAGCCCTTTTTCATATTCGAGTAGGCTTTTGTAGAGATCGTGCTATTCTTTTTGCTCCGGGAGATACCTTTGCGCTTGCGCTTGTTGATGTTCGCGTAGAGACCTTGCTTTGCCATGTTTACGCCTTCCCTTTGCCTTTGCGTTCTTTACCATATCCGCTGGCATACGCTGCTCGTCCTTGACGTTCTGCGGCTGCGCGAGTTTTGTAGACTTTGCCCTTACTTCCCCAACGATACCCACCTTTGACCTTTCTAACTGGCATTAAACAATTCCCGGTGAATTATACTGAATCTTGGAGTCAAAGTTGTACTTACGGTACACTGTTTTGTTTTTACCACGCTCTCCAAACCGTTCTACAGAGAGGGCAGCGTAGCGCATTGCACTTAGAAGGTCATCTTTGACCGGAACGACTTTACCGTTTTTACGATGGTAGAGACGAAGCTCTTCCA